CTAAACTCTATATAGTTTGTTGTATTGGCTGCCTTAACCACAGTTGCTGCATTTGAATTTTTTAAAACTGTATATCCAGTTAATCCATAAATAGGATTTGTTGTGGATATATTTTCAAACCTAATAGCATCTAGTCCTATATAAAAATCTGATGACGGTACATTATTATTGATAACGGTTGTATATATTTTTACAATAGTAACATTGTTCCACGTGAATCCTGTGCTCTTATACAACTCTTGTAGTTCTTTTGTTGCTACATAATATCTATTATTTGCAAAGTCATAATCATTTGCATTCATAATTACTTCAAATCTAGCCCACTGTCCAGTGCCAGATGTGTCTGTTTCTGCAAACTCTAATAAAATTCTTACTTCATCGGGAACTATGGATGGATCTGGATCTTTGTTGATTACACTAAAGGCCAACTTAATTTGATCTGTTGGAATATTTTTATTAAAATCTAAAGATGTTCCAAGTAAATGTATATGGTCTGAATTAGAGCCTATTTCTATATGATTGTCTACTACAGAAAGATTTGCTGAATCTCCCCTCATCATAACAACGTTATTAAAAAACCTACATCTTTCGTACCTAGATGCTCTATTTGAGTCAGTAAAAATAACATTATCTGAGTTTGTCTGAAAACCTTTATATGGCTGATCTATCGTGTTATTTTCTCCTAGTGGTTCATAAATAACATTTAACTTAGTTGATGATGTTTGATCATGGTATTCCCAGTTTTCGTTAACAGTAAATGCAAACAGAGATCTAGAGTCATAGGCTCCAGCAGATGGGTTTGCTCCAGCAGAGTATACTCCTACTTCAGAAATCTCATACCTTTCATCGGTTGGAAGTTCTGCAGTTAATACAATTTTTTCTATACCGCCATCGTTTACATATCCTCTTGAAATAATGGGCACCCTAAACATTTCAAAGTCTAGGCTCTCTTTATTTGAGTAATCTCCAAACTGCTGCGCTGTACCTAATGGCTTTGCTCCGCATCCTATAGCAATATAGGAAGCATAAGCAGGAGCCTGCCCTATAAGATATTTGGCTAAAATGCCTTTTCCAATGTTAGTAATCATATTTACACCTCGTATATTGTATCATCTAATACTACCCCATCCGATATAATAGATATCTCAACCTGTTCATCTTTTGCTAAATTAATAACATTAATCACTAAATCTCCTGTTACTTCATCAATATACACTATAGAGCAGTCTGGCCCAGTACCACATTCTGGTATTTTGCTAGAAAAATTAATAGGAAATTGCTTAAAGTAGTTTGAATCTATATCTTGTAATCCTAAAATATTTTGTGGGTTATACTGAAAGTATACGTTACTAAGATTTTTGATTGGCTGATATAAAGTGTTTTGTCCATTGACTAAATCTGATCTTACAATATTGATTAATTCTTGTCCACCTATATTTTCAAATATAAGGTCTGTCATTATATCTACAGGAAGAGTGTCATCTTTAAATAAGATCAAGTCAGTGGTTGCTGGCTTAACATCCCCATCAACGTTGCCATTGGGGTATAAGACTGTTGGATCGTCTGGGATAGCATTTAGCCCAGAAATATAATTTGCAAAATCTTCAAGTTGAGAGGCATCTGTAAGCCTTTTTGCACTACCATTTTTCCAAGACATCTTTTCTTCATGGGTGGGAGCAATTGGATAATCATCATAAACAATTTTTCCATTTCCAGTAAAATATACCATTTTACACCTCACTTAAATATAGGGTCATAGTGGGTCCACCTATATCCTTTTGATAGTCTATATTATACACAACAAACTTAGATGTAGATGATGCAACAACGTCTAAGTTATTTTCGTTTTTATATTCTATGTTTACAATATCGCCTAATTGTATTATTGGCAAACTAAATACTTTTATTCCTATACTCTTTCTAGGCTTCATAATTTTTTGAATAATCCATGACATTAAATCTTTTGCATCATCTTCAGACTGAATGTATGGTGGATCTATAGAAAATTCTTTTTTGCCATATGTCAGTCTGCTTGTTTTAATTTTATCATAGTCTTGCTGAGATTTTATTGGAGACACTATCAATCCATTTTTGCCTATTTCTGGATCAGAAAAATTACTATTTTTAGTAAAATAGTTGTCTACAGTTAATTCATTTTCTGATTGCTGAGTAAATGTTATACCCTGTATTCTCAAATAGTTTCCACTAGTTTCATCTAAATTAATTGCCGTGTCTGTAGAGTTAAATATTAAAAACTCTGCTCCATACGAACCTGCTCTAAAGCCAGAAACTGTGTATCCCTTTATTCTATTAAATGTTGGAGAAAGTTGTGCATACAATGCTGGATATGCTTTGTCATATCTAATTTTTAAATATGCTGCCTCTCTCATAATACTTCCAAACTCTTCAAAGTAAATATTAAATTTAGGTGGCTGACTTGGACTTATGCCAGAAAGATATGTTGATTGAACTATTCCAGACATTGCATATTTTCTAAATGATTCATTAGCGTTAATTTCATTATCACCAAACGCTGCAGAGACTGGAGTATCTAATGCAAATACAGTGTTTTGACTATAGTTATTTGTAAGCGCATATATGTTTTCAAACATACACTTTGACCCGCCACGCACAAACAATGCCATATTGTTATATAATGGTGTTGGTGCTTCATCATCTACAATACCAACTATTTGATTATTAATATATAAATAAAACTTTCTTACGGACCCCAAGTCCTGATACTCTACTGCTAAATCATATACCGTTGGATTTTCTTCTCCCATAAGTCTTGACTGTCCAGTAAAGTTGCCATCGTCTACAATTATATTTGTAAATCCACCCCATAGTTTTATCGGTATAGCATTGCCATCTGGATCAGATAAAACTTTATAAAAAACTACATTGTGTAAATTTTCAGCAGCACTTGAATATTCACTAACATTCTTTTCGGTTAAAGATATGATTTCAAAATAATAACCAACGTTAGTATTTGGATTTAATAAAACAGCAATACCTCCAGAGCCTCCAGAAATGTTAAGGCTTTGGTTTGGCTGTGAACCAGGCAGAACATAATATGGTGTTGAGTTTAATGGTGTCTGTCCACGTGTCTCGCTTGATTCAATCTTTCCAACTATACGCATTCTTGTGCCGAAATGTTTGTACCTATTGTCTAGAGCCTTGTACTGATAAGACAAAAAGTCAATAGGCTTTTCTGTATTTGGAAATGATGGTCCAGACATTACTAATGCTGAAGATTGAACTGATCCAGCCTGAGTAGACTTTATTGTATTATTTTGTGTTTCTTTTGTAAAAGATGTAGATAAGAAATTTTTAATAATTCCAGTTCTTTTATTTTCTTTTGATCTTATATTATTTACACCAGCAGGACCTTCGCTTAAAACTATCTCTTCTCCCAAATCATCAACTAATTCTTCTTTTGATTTTGCAATATATTCTAAACCAAACAAATACTTGCTTTCCATATCCATGCCACGAACGTACAAATCGTTGCTCCAATAAGGATCTAGTCCAGCCTTATGGGAAAGTATTTGTGTTCCAAATTGACCTCTTCCGTGTCTGGATACCTCTCCATTTTTCATTACTGTTATTCCATTTACTTCTTCATACTTTGGCTCAGAGTAAATTCTTACAAGTCCAGTCGGATATATCTTTCCATTAAAAGTTAATTTACCCATATAATTTTGATACTCTTGGTTGCTGCTAATCCAAACATTTCCTATTGCTCCAACGGTTGTGGTTGTAAATGAAACTTTACCATTGGACTCTTGTATTGCAATATTTTTTTCTGCTCCAGGAATGCTATATTGGACCGCATCAAATCTAATAATTTCTCCATTAGCATAAAAATATCCAGCGTGTCTTCCTAGCCAATATACTGCTTCTCCTAAATCTATTGTATTGTTTGTTACTTGATTTCCCACAACAATTGGAACATTAGAGGATAGGTCAGAATTTAGAGGAATAGCAGATAGGCTATAAGCAGACTGACTTTGCGTTTCTCCATTAATGGATCTTAGTGGTGTATCTCCAGTTACTTCCCATAAAAGAACTGGCTTGTATATCCAATTTTTTGCTGCTGCCTCATTGTCAACCATGCTTGCCTGCTTGATAGTTCCATATGATCTTTGAATGTATCTGGACTTATAGTTAATCTTTCCATCATTAAAAACATTTTTATCACTAGATGCTATATCAATAATGTTTGTTAGTTTAGTATTTTTATTTTTGTTTCTTATTTCATTGTCTTTTACAAAATCATTTGATCCGTAGAATGTAAATTGAATATCTCTTTCGGAATTTGATGGTAACATATAATCTTTACTCATCATTACAAAGTTATTGTATTCATCAAAAAACATTGCTGTTTGTGTAGAAACTGCTAAGTCATTTAAAACCTCTGCAACAGTTTTCTCTGGACCAATGTAAAAAAATGGAATAATTAGTTCTTTTTCTCCACTAACCCTTTTAAAGGTATAGTTGGAAAATCCTATAGAATCTAGCAAGAGGGAAACAGCATAACTTAATGATACGTTAGTTACAAGCATTTGTGGGGCAAGTATTGACTCAAAATAAAAATATAAATCTCTTAATTCTAAACTAACCTTTCTATCATTAGGATTATATTTTGGGAAAGCATCACAGTATAAAGTTTTTATTGGAACCATGTAATCATAACCGTTGACATCAACAATAATATCGTAAAACTTTATTTGTATATTATTAGATAGATATTTATATATAATACTTCCAGTATTATTTTCATTAAAGGCATCGTCATAATCAAATATAGAAAGCGTTCCAACAGAAGCCAATAATTGACCTACTGGCATTCCACTATTTCCTAAATCTGAGGCTGATTTCTTTACAGCAAAACCAGTAACCTTGTCAGATATATCGGCAACCAACCTTGGAGACATTT